ACTTCGAGTTCGATCCGATCTCGGATTCCAACGGCCGGTACGTAACGGTGAGCTGGGGTCTCGACGTAACAGCTCGCGACTGATGCTCGAGGTCAATCGCACCGCTCGCACGATTTACGGGCGAGCGATTCCTTGGGACATTGTTGTATTGCTCAATCGTCAACGTATTGCGTTGGTAAAAGATGCGCTCATCTGGTCAGGTGAGCCCTTGAGTTTGCTGCTTCGGCATGACAGTTCGCTAATCGTCGGTCGAGTCATTGATATGCAATCCGCCTCCGATGGATTGTGGGCGCATCTTCTAGTCGCGCGCGGTAATCGTGGCGATAAAGCTCTTGCTTTGGTTGAAGCCGGCTGGGGGTTCTCACTGGGCTTTACCACGATTGAAGCCGAGTCCCGCGGCGGTACCGAATGGACAACACGGGGCGACATAGATGAGCTCTCTCTAGTTCCAAAACCCGCTTTTCCGTAATGAAAGGATGCGTGAGCTAATTGCCCGCATACACCGGCGCCTTCGTTCTGCGGAACAGCGTCTTCACTCTTGGCGGCACCAGTTTCGCCAATCAAGTCTGGGATGTGACGATTGAGCCCGACACTCCCGTCCAGCAGCAGCGCACCTTGGTACCGGACGGCACCATCTCTGATGTCGACTCTGCAACCTGGGTGATGAAGGTCACCGGCTTGCAGGATCCCCAGGCCGGCGGTTTGGCTGCCTATCTGTTTACCAATGCCGGAACGCAGGTCGCGTTTACGTACGCGCAGGTGAACACGGTTGGCAAGGTCAAGTATTCGGGCACCGTGATTGCGGTTTACCCGACAGTTGGCGGCGAGCAGGGCGAGTTCGCTCAATTTGAAATTGAAATGCCAATCATCGGTACGCCCACCCTCGGCGTTGTCTAAGAAAACGGAGATTGATTCATGGCTGCATTAACACCCCAGGCCGTTAACAGCGCCGGGGCAACGCCAACCTACGCCGCCATTTCAGCGTCGGACACTGTTGATATATCTACGCTGAATGGTCTCGTTTGGTTGCACATCAAGAACACTGGCGGTAGCAACAACACTTGTACTGTCGTTGATGCCGGTACCTCGCCAGCTGGTAACTCTGGTGCGGATACTGCCTATACGATTCCCTTGACTACGGGTGACAAGGTGATTCGGTTGCGGTCGGAACTGGCTTCAGCTGGTGTCATTACGATCACAAATTCGCAGACCACGGGTGGCACCTGTGGAGTGTTTTATCTTGCTCTTCCCTGATCCGTTAACGTTATAGAGAAACCAGGTGAGTTAACTGAGCGCCACAACATTCGATCTGGAAGTTTGGATCGACAACCAGGATAAGCCCACGGTGGTCCGGGCCGACCAGCGAGATATGGCTGCGTTCGAACTTGAATACCGCGTTGGTACATCACGGGCTATTGACGAGATGCAGATGGTGTTTTTCCGGTATCTCGGATGGCATGCGTTGCGTCGGACCGGGGTGCTCGATGCGGCTATCGGTAGGGATAAGTGGCTTGAACAGGTTATCTCTATTGAAGTGGTAGATGACGAAGAGCCGGTGGGCCCCACGAGCCCGGCAGTGTGATGGACAGCTTGGTGCGCCTCAGCCTGGTCACCAAGCTGCCACTGTCGGAGTTGTTGACTTGGGAACCAGAATCGATCGCCACAGCTTTTTTGTGGTTGCACGAAAAGCAGAAGGCTGAACAGCAGGCATCCAAAGGGCGGTGATCCCTCATGGCCGTAGAGGAGCTGTACGCTATCGCGGCTGCGATGCGCAGGGCAGGCGCAGGCGGAATTCGTAGCGATACTGCTCGGAGTTTACGCGCGGGCGCTGGGCCGGTTCATGCGGCGGTCGAAGCGAGTGTGCTTGCCAAGCTGCCACATCGCGGCGGGCTCGCCGCATGGGTTGCCGATGCGAGCTTTAGCTATCGAGTGACAGCTGGGCTGGATGTCATTGCGCGCGTCAGGGTCGGTAAGGCTGGTCACGATTTGGCGGGATTAGACGATGGCCTGGTTATTCATCCGGGCAATAGGTATGGTCCGGGTTGGTATAAACAGCCCGTTCCGCCCGGGACTATCAGCGATCCCATTAGGGAAGAAGGTGGCAATCAGCTTGAGCAGGCCGGTGTAGCTGCAATCGATCGCGCCGTGGTAACGATTATTAGTGCTTAAAGTCGTGAGGAGGCGAAGATGCCATCACGCGACGTAGAAATCAATCTGATCGCTCATGATCGCACCGGTCGGGCAACGCGCAGTGCTGCGAGGAATCTGGATCAGCTCGCGCGCAAAACCGAAAAGATCAAGACTCAGACGATCAAGACTAAGGTCAATGTTGGGACTGCGAACACCAAGAAGGTCGAGCAGGAAGCGAAGCGCCTCAACAATAGATTGAAAAGGATTTTTCACAAGGGTGGCTTCAATGCGGCCTCAGCGTTTGGCCAAGGTTTTATCAATGCGCTTACCTTTGGACAGGCGAACATTGGTAGCTCTGGTATTGCACGCAAGTTATCACCCAAGTTTGCGTCCGTCGGCATAACCATTGGTGCGGTATTTGCTGCGAAGCTCGTTACCACCGCTGCAACAGCGATTACTGCTGGATTATCTGGGGTACTCGCCCTAGGCTTCCTAGCTGGTCCGGTTGTCTTTCTGCTGAAACAGCAGACCAAGGCGGCCAAGTTGGCTGATCAGACCCAAAAGAAAGTGGCTACCCTTCGACATACGTTGGCCGTTGCCGAAGCTGCAGATGCTCGCAAGACTGGTCGTAAAGGCGATACTAAGGGTGCCAAGGCTGATCGTACGGCGCGAATCAAGGATCTGTATAAGCAGCTTGCGGCACAGACCAAGATTGTTCGAGATAATCGGAGGCTGGCTCAGGGCTATTTGCAACTCAAAAAAGATGCCAAGAGTTTTATTACGACCATCTCTGCACCAGTCAAGACACCTCTGGCAGAATCACTGACGGCAATTGGTGTTGGTCTTGATCGACTAAAGGCTCCAGTTCGTGCCTTCACGGCCGCGCTTGGTCCCGCCCTGGCGCCCTTTGTTAAGGGTGTCATGCAGGGGTTGCTGAATTTCGTCAATGCGCTCAAGCCTGCTCTCCCTGGCATTGTTGCTGGGTTCAAGCAGTGGGGTATTGAACTAGCCAATATCGGTGGAGCTCTAGGCAAGGCGCTTGCTGGGATTCTGAGTGATCCAGCAAAGGTTGTGTCCGCAGTCAAATCGATCTCCGGCACTATTCAGGGACTGATTGGATTCCTCGGTATTTTGGTGGATTGGCTCACGAGTGTTGACTTGGCTTGGTCCAAGTGGGGCAGTGGGTTCAATGTCGGTACGGTTATCGGAAAATCGGCTGCTGTTCAGAACGCAATTGCCGCGATGGCGATTGGGATTATTAGCGCCATTCAGAAGCTGCTCCCCGCTGTCGCGAGTATGGTTAGCTTCCTGGGTCGTGCTTTTGTCGGAATTATCGAAGCTTGGAATGCGCTGCCGTTTACCAAGAATATCGACACTGGGCCGATAAAGGATTTCACCAAGGCGTTTGAGACAGAGGTCCCCAAGTGGATAGTCTCGCTCGAGAACTATAAGCAGGCAGCTAAGCAGGCTCAAAGAAAGATCAAGCTGCAGGCCGATGCGAAGGATCTTCAGTCCAAAATTGCAGCAATGAAGGCCAAGCTAAAGACTCTTCCGAAGTCTAAGCAGACCGAGATGAAGGCCAAGATCGAAAGGGCCGAGGCGCGGCTGCGAAAGCTGCAGGGCGAGATTAACCAACTGCACGGTAAGTCGGTTGATATTTGGATCAAGACCCACCGCGCCACCTATTACAGCGTGCATGGCAACAAAGGCCGCGTACCGACAAACCCGAAGGGCGATAAGAAGCCCCCGGCTGCCGGCATAAGTTGGCAGGCTGGCATGCTCGACGGCGGTGGCATGTCTCGTACGGGTGGCCCTTCGGCAGTGAATGTTGCAGCGCCGGTCGTGGATACCAGGGTGTTCATCGACAGCCGCGAGATTCGCTCGGTGGCCCGCTCGACCGTGCTGGATGAGAATCGGCGCAACGCCTATCGAGCACGTGTTGGCAGAAGGTGATTCGTGACCGAGCGGAGGGACAACAGCAATGACTGACGACCTCCGCTCTAGGTCAGAGAATTGGCAGCTGTATCGACGCGATTGGTCGCGGCAGCAGTGGATTGCGAATCATCTGTTTCGCAAGCGCAACGCGGTCGCATTGCCGCAACCGGGTCTTTCATTGACGTTGTTGTCGACGTGGCCACAAAGCGTTCAAGTCACTGCGGGTGGCTTGACAGCGGGCCAGGTTGTGACGATCAACCGTACGCCGGCTGGATCGACAACCGCGGTGACAATGCGTGGTGCTGATGCGGTAACCATGACGACCGACACGTTGACCAAGGTGGATGCCGAGGCTCCGTTCGGTACGGCGCTCACCTATCGACTCATCGTGGACGGGGTCACCACCGCAATTGCCATCACGACTCTTACCTTGACGGGTGGCAAGGTCGCGCTCACCGATGCCATCTCGGGTGATGCGGCCGAGGTCGTGGTTCTGGCGTGGCCAGAGAAAAAGTGGGAACGGGCCTCGTCTGTCTTCGCGGTCGGTGGACGGAACATTGTCGTCTCCGGTCAGGCTGCCGGCTTCACTGGCACGATCGATCTGTTCACCGAAACCAATGACGCGAAGCACAACGTCTTCGAGTTGTTCCAGTCTGCGACATCAGGGATTGTGCAAATCCGCCAGGACGGGACGTACGACGGTGTGGATGCCTACATCTCCGCCCTGTCGTTCTCGGAGCAACGCTATTCCCAGGACGGCTCGGACGAGCGTCGCATCCTCTCTCTCGACGTGGTTGAGACCGGAGCATGGGCGCCGACTTTGGAGTCTCCTGGATTCACTCTCGACGACATCAAGGCTGCCTATGTCGGGATGACCTACACCGATCTGGCTGCTGCTTACGGCACTCTTTTGGACCTCGCTTTGGGCGATTTTTCATGATCACGATTACTGATGTCGCCGAGGGGATCCTCAACGGCTACAGCTATCAGCAATACTTCCGGCTCCAGTCCTGGCTCGGCAGTGAGTTGCTGGCCGAAGACATCCCGGCCGTCAACGCCTCCGAAGAACTGGATGCCACACTGCGCGTGCCGGAGCGACTGACGTTCGAGGTGCCCGTCGTGGCCGACGCGGTCTCATGGGTGCCGACTTCGTTCAGTTCACCGCTCGGCGCCTACGGGCAGCGCATCACCGCGCAGATCGGGCTCGGCGTCGGGTCGGGCGCTATCGAGTGGATGAACCGCGGGGTCTTCCTGCTCGAGTCCGCGGAGACCGCTGGCAACTCGATATCTGTCGAGGCAGTCGGGCTGCTGCAACTGGTGGACGAGGCCGAGCTCGCCACTGAGTATCAGCCGAAAGCTTCGGCGACCCTGAAGACCATTCTGCGTGCCATGGTGGAACCCGGCATCACCATCGACTTCGACAGCGCGCCTACCGATCGTACGGCGCCGACCGGCATCACTTGGTCGGACAGCCGCCTCGACAACGTCTACAGCGTTTTGGATGCATGGCCGGCGCAGGCCCGGATCACCGAGAACGGCCATCTCGATGTGACCGCGGTGCCCAGTGACCCGACCACGGTTGATGTGGTCTTCGATTTCACTGATGGCACCGGCGGCACGGCGATGGAATACAACACCTCCATCACCCGTGACGGGGCCTTCAACTCGGTGGTGGCGAAGGGCCAGTATCCCGACACCGCGGGTGCTAAGGCTGGCCAGGAAATCATCGCCACCTCTTACGACACCGATCCAGATTCGCCCTATCGCTACGGCGGTCCCTTCTCGCCGTACCTGGTGCCGTTCGGCTACGAATCGCCGCTCATGACCACGCTGGCGAAGGTTCAAGAGGCCGGCAACACACGACTTCGTACGTTGCGACTGAAGGCATCCCGCACCGTGCAGATCACCTGCGTTCCGCACCCTGCCCTGCAGCTCGGCGACGCCGTCTCGGTCACCTCTATCAGGCTCGGCTTGGATGGCGAGGTCGGCCGGATCCAGGCCATGACACTGCCGTACTCACCAGAGGGCGGGGCGATGCAGGTCACCGTGCGCCTGACGAGGGTCGGCTGACGTGGATTTCGAGGGCATTCGCGTTCCACAGGATTCGGTGGTCGTACGAGGTATTGCGACTGGCGCAGTGACGGCCGGGAAGACTGTCGATGTCAGCTTCGCCGGAACCACCGTCACCTGCCTTGCCGCGCGCGACCTGACCACTGCGACCGGCGATGTCGTGATCGGCTTGCGGCAGCCTGGACAAATTGTCATCGTGGCCCGGCTTTTCGCCACGGCACCCAGCGCACCCGATTCGGGTACCGGGATTCCGGCGCCTGAATCGTATTCGGTCGGCAGCGACCTGGTCGTCTATCCCGTCGAGACCCGCTCCTATCGCTCCGGTGGTTGGCGCACCGACATGGACGACCTGCTGCAGGGTGAGTGGGGTGGCCAAATTTACACGGGGTGCGCCTTCTACGGCACCACGCCGCGCAGCCTGTCCGGCGCCACCGTTACCGCCGCGACCATCATGGTCAAGCGCGTTCCGGGCGGCAGCTCGAGCAGCCGTACGGCAACTCTGTGGCAGATCACCGAATCAACCAAGCCGAGTGGCGCTCCGACACGAGGCAGTTCCACTACCGGTCCGACTCTTGACGAGAATGAGACCGATACCTTCACCATTCCGACTGCATGGGGTCAGGCGATTGTCGATGGCACGGTGGGTGGGCTGGGGATCTATGTGCCCAGCTCTAGCGATCCGCATGTCCGCCTGGCTGGGCGCGACCGCTGGTCGCCGTCGATGGTGCTGACTTTGAGTTGGACCCGTGTTACTTAGCAGTAGGAAGGTGGGCTGACCCATCCCGACCACAGATCACGGCATTCTCTATCCGACAGGGGCCGGGAACACCCAATTCTGGACGCATATGCAGAACCTCGCCGATTCGGTCGAGACCGCTCTCGATACCTACGAGACCTTCACATCATGGACCCCGGCCTGGGACACCAGCTCCGGTGGTGGCTTCACTAGCGTTGGTGCTGGCACCAATGAGGGCTTCTACATGCGGATCGGTAAGTTCGTGCATGCAGAGTTCCGGGTCGAGCTCGGCGCGGGATTTGCAACCGACTCGGGTACCTTCATTCTCACCCTTCCCATAGCCGCTTACGTCTGGGGCGGTTCGACCATCCAGGCGACGCTTGGCACCTGGACAGCTCGCAATAACAGCGACCCGTTCCACTGGGCTGGATCACTGGGCCTGTGGTCTGCGGCTGGGGTCAGCGTTTCATTCGGCGGCTCTTATGACGGCACCGCATCGCGCAGCCGTATCGACAGCAACGATCCGATCGTGTGGGCGAATAACGACGTACTCTCCGGGGTGCTCGATTACAGAGGGGTCTGATGCCCACCACTGGCCACGGCGTGGCCTATCCGGTAGCCAGTGCCACCGTCGATCCACGACTGGACTTCGAGACCTTCGCTACTTCGGTCGAGACCGCGCTGGATGCCTACGAAACCTATACATCGTGGACGCCGGTGTTTGTCGCTGGGCCTACCACACTCGGCACCGGCGGCGTGGCCGAGGGGTTTTATCAGCAGCTCGGCAAATGGGTACGTGCTGAGTTTCGCGTCGAGCTGGGTACCGGGTTCGCGGTTACCGGGACCACCTTCGACCTGACCCTCCCGGTGGCTGCCTACATTTTCGGCGGCGCCGCAATATGGAGCACGCTGGGTCGATGGATGGCCCGTGACGACAGCGTTCCGCGCCACTATTCAGGTTCAATCGGTGTATCTCTGGCGGCCGGTACGCGGTGCTCGTTTGGGGGTGCCGTGAGTGCGAACATTTCACGACAGCTTGTCTCCAACACGGTCCCGTTCACTCTGGCAGCCGGCGACATCTTCTCTGGCGCGCTCAGCTATCGCGCTGCATAGCTCGGATATCATTACACCTAGTCACTCCCCATGAAACCTGGGAGCCGGCCACACTTGACCGACCAGAGGAGCCATGGACATCCCCACCGGATTGCTCGGGCAGGCCACTCCGATCGGGTTGCTGCTGAGTCTCGTTGGGCTTTTCGTCTGGGCGTTCATGTCTGGCCGCATCACCTCGGGGAAGCGTGCAGACCGGGAGCTGGACAGACTCAGAGAGCAATGGGAAGCTGAGAAGCGCGACCTGATAAAGCAGTCAGACGACCGGCTCCGCGATGCTCGCGAGAGCAGCCAGTACTGGCGCGAGGCGCACCATACGTCCGAGGAGATTCGTGCCAATGTGGCTGCGCAGATGGAGACACTCAGGATCAACAGCGAAGTCGCAGTCCGAGTCCTCACCGCCCTTCCGGGAGTCCTCTCCATCCCAGCCGCAATCGACGGATCTGAGCATCATGGCCAGTGACGTACTGGAAGCCAAGGCTGCACTAGGGCAGCGCAAGAAGGATCTCGCTGCACAGAAGGCCAAATGGCCCGCCGTGCGATGGGTGGCCGATGCGCTCGCTGACGCCTTGGAAGAGAACCATTTCGTGGAGCGCCTCAAAAGGGCGCAGGAGGGGCACAGTGACCGCGTTTGACATCATTCTGCTGGTCGAATATCTGATCAGCGCGCTCGGCAGCGTGGTGTATGTCGGGCGTTATTCATTTGCGGGCTGGTGGCGGAGCCGAGAGGGCAGAGCAATCTTCGGTCAGCACATCGCACTGGCACTGTTCGGGCTTCTGACGCTTTTCTTCTTGGAATTCGGAGTCGACTACATAGGGCGAGATGTGCTGCGGCTCATCTCGGTCAACCTGTTGCTTGTGTCGACATGGAGCCTCACGTTCTCACTGTTCCGCGCGCAGAAGCGTGCTCGGCAAATCAAGGCCGAGAAGCCAGAGCCCCTGTCAGAGCCAGATCCCGTCGTCTAAACAAGCCTGAGCCCGCCCCTACCTAGGTAGAAAGCGGGCTCAGCTTCACACGGAGGCTACTGGTTCCCGGTGCCGGGCGTCGGTGCTGGATTGCACAGAACGAACAGCAAAAGATCTTATCAGGAAAAGAGGGTTATGAACGGAATAATCGGCACTGTCATTGGTGTGCTGCTCGTTATTATTCTCGTCGTCGTCGTACTGCACCTTATCTAGATCTACCCAACCCCACTCGGCTCTACCTAAGTTAGGGGGGGTTTGTCATGTCTACCCAAGCCCGCTTCCTGCAGCTGAACGTCCGGCGCTCCGACCTTCCCGAGTTGCGTGCGGCCCGCAGGTGGCCGAATCGCCGCGGTGAGCTCGTCAGGGCGATCAAGCAGATCGCCCCGTCGGCCATGGGTCTCCAAGAGTGCACCAAGGAGCAGGCCGAATACATTGAGACCCAGCTCGGCCGGGACCAATGGGCTTACTTCGGTACGCACAATGTCAGGGTCTTTATCGATGTCACTAGGTGGCGGCTGCTGAACTGGTGGGGTTTCGACCTGGCCGACAGCAGCATGAGCATCGGTCCGCGGCACCTCGTTGCCTGCCATCTCCAGAAGATTGAAACCGGCGACACGGCATTGGTCTGCTCTACTCACCTCACCCCGCACAGCACACCCGGGGCACAGAAATCACGCGTAGAACAGATGCACCAGATTGCCGGCATTTTGCCGACATTGCCAGACCACGAGAAGACGATCCTGATGGGCGACATCAACGACATCAGCAGAGTCGGCGGGGTGCGTGGCGCAGCCGGCGAGCACGGCTTGAAGTCGTTGCGTTCCAGGCTCAGCACGACCGAGATGTATAACGAAGCATTGAGTACGTTCAACGCCTGGGGTAAATCTCCCGTCAAGGGGGAGTGGCTCGATGAGGTTTTCACCAGCACGGCCGTGAAGCCTTACAAAGCTGGCGTGGAACGCACCGATACCAAACGACCGCTCAAGGTGTGTGCGAGTGATCATCACTGGTTGCGTGCCAGCGTGTCATTCTCGGGAGGGCTTGCCTGATGGCCCCCAAGCTGATCGCCGATGCCAAGGTGCCCGAGAAGGGCAATGCGACAACGCGCACCGTGTACGACGGCGCGAAGACCACGACTCGCTCGGCGGCCATGTGCAAAGAGGCGAAGCTGCTGTACAAGCTCCGCGGTGGCGGCACTCCGCCGGCCGTGTCGCAAGGTGGGTACAACGCTGGCGGCGTTTCAGCCTCTGCTGGTACGCACGACAAAGACGCCCAAGACGACAAGATCAAGATCCTCACCTCGAACACCAAGAAGGATCTGTGGGAGCGGGCCAACTGGGAAGTCGGCTTCGCCGGCTGGCATCGGTACTACATCAAGAACATATGGCCCGAGCATTTCCACAAGGTTCCCAAGGGCGGTGATCTCGCTCCGCTGGCCGAGACTCAGGTGAAGGCCTTCCAAAAGGGCCGGAACGGGCTCAAGTCCGACAAGATCTATCCGGGCATCATCTCCTCAGGGTTGGCCAATCGGCTATGGGAGCAGTACCTGCATCTCCGGCCGACCGGCAACGTCTCGCTGTCTGCGGTCACCGACGCCTTCCGGGCCGGTTCGCTGCTCGTGGACGGTGGGCAGGGCACCAATGACATCCAGCAGATCCAGCATGCGCTCAACCACTTCCTCGCCCTGGAGCTGGCTGTCGACGGGACTCCGGGCCCCACCACGAAGGCCGCGTACGCCACCTATCAGTCGCGGCAGTACGGCATTCCCCTAGGCGGCACCGATGCCAACGGGATTCCGGGCGCCAATTCACTAAGTCGCCTCGGACTGACCGTCTGGGAGTAAGATGAACGGGCCAAATCACCTAGTCATAAGGGGATCATTTTGTTCAAGACCAAGCGCCTCCTCGTGGGTGCAGCCGTACTGGCTTTGCCGCTCAGCCTCGCTGCTCTGCCGGCGTCAGCTGCCGATCCAGTGCCGACCAACAACATCACCAAGGAGGCTTCCTGCACTGCATCCGATGTGACCTTCGAGGTGCGCGCGGAATGGAAGTACACCTACGTGGTGGGCGGTGTCACTAAGGCTGCGATCGATCGCCTCGAGTGGTCCATCCAGGATCCGGACGTGAGCGAAGACCCCGGCCTGCAGCCCGCCGTGCAGGGTGTGGATCCGCAGTACGACCAGGACACCGACACCACTGACTACGCCCTCAAGGTGTACAACGACAACACTCGTGTCCAGCTTCTTGCTGACGAGGATGCCGACGTGTACTACACCAACGACGGCGACAATGGTGAGCTGTGGAAGGGCCGCAACCCGAAGAACCCGGTTGTCCTGCCCGATTCCCGAGTGACCTTTGCTGTCGGTGTCGCCGATGACGGCCGGCCGAAGTGCAAGGTGAGCTTCCGCATTCCCGCCGAGCTCGGGCCCCAGCTGCCTGCTTAGTTCGTTCAGCACAACAAGAAGACCCCGACCTCATTGAGATGGTCGGGGTCTTCTTTGCGTGAAATGAGTGAAGCTGGACTAGAAGCGGATTGCCTGCGCTGCACTGACCATCAGCAACGCGAGCCCACTTCCACCGGCCACAATGAGGCCGAGACGTGCCTTAAAGCTCATAGATTCCCCACCTCCTCCGATTGCTTAGGGTCAAGCTACTCCCGTCGAAGTGCTGCTGGCAAGGGGGTAGCCGCCGACTGCAGGTGATCTGGCTATCGACTCGGGGCTGGGCCGGCGGCTTGCTTGTGTAGTTGAGGCCCCGAGCAGGCAGTCGACGCCGGAAGGGAATAGCGTCATAGTGACCGAACCTTGGCGCGAGACAAGTGAGCAAGAGCAGCGCTTTGACTCGGGGTCCTCGACACTGATTATTGCAGGTTTTGCTTTTCCAGGTAGTTCGCCGTACGACGACATGTGGTGGCGATGTGCCGCAGGAAGTCGATCACTCGCTGATCAGCCTGGTGCCCGGCGGTAAGCCAGTGATTCCAGAGCTCAGAGCCGGCCGTGGCGGCCAGCCACTCGATGCGAGCCTCGACCTCATCCTGGTTGTGCGGATCCGGGCGGTCGTTCTGGAAGTTCATTCGATGCCCGCCCGACGACGACCCTCAGGTAGGTGGCTCAAGTCAACCCCGCGGAATCGATCTTCTGAAGATAGGTGCAATCCGATCGGCCGACCAGCAGATCGGCATCGCAATCCCTCACGCGTGAGCCACCGCCAGCGCAGCCACTTCAACCGTTCCCACTTGACTCGTGGCCATGCTCGACTCACGTGCTCACCTCCTCGTGCTCCAGGATCTGCCTGATCAATGTCTTGCTGCACCCCACCGCGCCGGCCAGCTGGTTGTACGACCACCGCTCCGGATTCTCGGCGCGCAATCTGCGGACCAGGCTGTCGCGCTGTCGGCGATGCTGATCAGCCTCGTTGCCGTATCGCGCCGCGGCCTCGTGGTGTTCGCGGGCTTGCTGGGCTCGAGCGTCCACCTACTCGACCTCGTCGAATGAGCCGTCGTCAAGGTCTTTTAGAAGATCTGCCAGATCGCCGAATTGGCCCCACTCGTACTCATCGGTCTTGCCGTGATCACATGTGATGGTTGAGGAAAATCGATAGTATTCACAACCGGTGTCGCAGCCATACGATCCATCATGGGCATCCAGATCAGTGACTCTTGTGGATGAACACTCGTGGAGATGCTGTGGCTGGTGATACTCGTCCTTGTCGAATGTCTTGTATCGCCAAAGCACATAGCGACGGACTTTTTCGTCAGCATCTTCGTTGGTGATGAACACTACAGACCTCGGATAAAATCACTCACCAGCGTTGGCACGGCCGAATCGAACCCAGCCACGTCCAGCGAACCAGCATCGCTCGGATTGGCAATCGAGAACGGGGTCGCTGTCATACCGATGACGATCATCCTCGATGCCAAGCCGGTGCGCTGCCGATACTGCTGCAACGCCTGATGCGGGTGGATCTGGCCGGCCCACGTTTCGTTGTCGGTCAGGACAACGAACGCGTCGTAGTCGCGCTTCTCCCTCAGGGCCCACAGCATCGGCGCCGCACAGTCCGTGCCACCGAACGGCAGGTTGCTGGTGTACTTCAGCACGTCGTCGAGCCGCTGCTTCGAAGAAATGGTGAGCTCTGAGACGGCGCCCGCCTGATTGGTATTGTTCCTGCCCCGATTAAAGGGGTTCCAGGCACCACTGGTGAACCCGACGATGTCCGCCGACCTTGGTGTGTCAATCCATGGCACATGGAGCTAGTGACCAATCAGATCAA